TGCCCTGCCGAGTCGGCAACAATAGCCAAAAACGCGCTTGAGCTTGTGCCGTCTTTTAGCCGAACACAACGACTCGACATAGCACAAGCAAAGGCTAGTGTCGCCTGCACGATTGAGTATTTTGGAGCTGTACCGATTTGCCCTTTAATCCATTGCGCCACCTCGTTTAATGATTTTACAGGGAGTGAACAATCAATCTTTACAGTGTCAACTTGTACAGGCTTTAACTCGACAACATTGCTATTAAAAAAACTGTTAGCAATCGCCGCGCCTTCGTTAATCAATTCGCTATCGTCTGGCTTTTTGTAATCCATATCTAAAAGCAAAGCAGCCTCTTTAACCGCTTTTTTCAAGTCGTTATTGTGCTGATAATACAAAAACACACTAAACGCACTGTGAGCATAGCCATCGCCTAGAGGGTCACTTGCGTGATGAATATACACCTTGTCCACACCTTCACCGCTTAACAAGATACAGCCTGCTAGTTTGCTTTTTGAATGTGGACTCAATAACCGCGTTTTCGTGATCCGCTTATAACCGTAGTTTGTGAGTAAATTGATTAGATTCATGCGCTGATTAAACGCGCCTATTACATCGTCATGGCCGCCTTTAAACACGCGCATTGGCGCGGCTTGCGCCTTGTAATCCTCTTTTTCAACGTGCCACGGACACGCACTTTTTAGCACATCTTTGGCAATATCCCATTGAGTCCAAATGTTTAGCAGTTCAGGCGGTAGCTCTGGCAATTGTTGCCAGTCGCCTATCCAAACGTAAGGTTTGCCAGTATCAGGATGGATAGAAGGCGGCAATACATCTTGAGTCAAGCCACCGCGCAACTCAAAAACAACATCACTTTCCTTCGGGTTTAACTCATTAGGCCAGTTCAAAGCATGACGTTTTAACTCTATGCCAACAGGTGCGCGATAAATCAATTTTGAGCGATTAAGCCGACCCGACTCAATCCGCACACCATCACGCATTAACTGCGACAAGTCCACGCCAATCGCCGCTAATGCAATCTGAGAATGTTCTATATTGTCGATGTCTAGCGTACAAGTGCCGCTCAGTTCGTGAATTAAGCCAATGCCGTTGTGGTCGAATAAATTTAGGTCAGTAATCGGCTTTTTTTCCCAGCCCTTCTGAAACGGTTCTTTGCCGCGTACCGCGCACAACTTGAAACCGTGATTAACATATTCTTGAGCCGCTTGCTTATTGTTTTGCATTTTCTAATTGTCCTTCTAAATAGTCGGAGAGTTTTTTAACAGTCGGATAAGCCACGTTTTTACCCTTAGCTAACCGAAAAATAGTAGCCTCGCCAATACCTGCGTTTTTAGCCACAATAGACAAATGTCTGTCTTCTAGCAGTTTTTTAATTTGTTCGATGGTTAACATTTTTTCACCTTTTTGTTGATTGATGATTGACACAATAAAACTTTATGACTAATATGTCAATCACTGAGACGTTAGAAACCAACGAAACAGTGAATCTTAAACCAACGAAACAGTGAGTATATTATGAGTAATTTATCAGCTTACAACTTCAATGCCGAAGAAGTAGAACCATCAAGTAGCTTTGACCCAATCCCAGCAGGTTGGTATCAAGCCATTATTAGCAACAGCGAAATGAAAGCCACGCGTGACGGTTACGGCGAGTATCTTTCTTTGACTTTGCAAATTATTGACGGTCAATATGAAAACCGTCTTGTGTTCGCACGTCTCAATTTGAAAAACGCCAATGACAAAGCGGTTGATATTGCGCGTAAAGATTTAGCTGCTATTTGCCGCGCTGTGGGCGTGATGTCTCCACAAGGCAGCGAACAATTACACGACATTCCTTTAATGATTAAAGTCAAAGTTCGCCCTGCGAGTGGTGATTATGAAGCATCCAATGATATTGGTGGTTATAAAGCGGTTGAAGGTGCGAATTTAACGCCAGCACCGAAAACACAAACACCGCCACCAGCAGCAACTACAACAAAAAAACCTTGGCAAAAATAAGAACATTCTAGCCGTCCTTGTGGCGGCTTTTTTACTTTATGGAGTACGAGATTATGTCATTTGCCACGTCAGCACCAAACCCAATCGTGATACAAACAGAGGACGGCTTAGGCAAGATTGATGTCCCGTGTTTTCCACTAGCCGAATCATATATTGATGTGATGAAGGCACTCGACAGCCTAGCCAACGAAAACCACGATTTTAAAACAGTGGTTATTGACAGCTTAGATTGGCTTGAATCACTGATCTGGAAGCAAGTCTGCACTGATAACAAAGTGCCAAGCATTGAGAAAATTGGCTACGGACGCGGCTATAACGAGGCTCTCGTTTTTTGGTCGTATTTTTTTGACGAGCTAAACAAATGTCGTGACAAAGGAATGCTTGTTATTATGACCGCACATTCACAAGTCAACAAAATAGAAGACCCTGAATATCTGACATTCGACACCCATGACATTAAACTACACAAAAAAGCGGCCGCTTTGTGCCGTGAGTTTGCCGATGTAATTGGTTATGCGAGCCTGAAAAAGATTATCAAAATCACCGAAGGTAAAGGTTTTAATGATGACCGTAACCGCGCAATAAGCACAGGTGAGCGGCTGCTAAACCTTAGCACAAGTCCAGCTTACACGGCCAAGAATCGTTACGACATGCCATCAACCATGCCGTTGCTGTGGTCTGAGTTTGCAAAACATTTGCCGAGTCAAAAATAAACCATACCTAAAGCGTGAGCATTGTCTCACGCAACCGAGAAACCGACATGATTACATTAAGAGATTATCAGCAAGACGCTGTAGAGAGCGCCTATGCGTACTGGCAGAACGGTACAAGCTGCATCATAGAAGCACCATGCGGAGCAGGTAAAAGCCTAATTATTGGCAAAATATGCCATGACTCAATCACTCACGATGTGCGCGTATTAGTTGTGACACACCGCAAAAAACTACTAGAACAAAACGAAGCGGAGCTTAAAAACTTGTTGCCTGGTGCAAATACAGGTTTTTACAGTGCTGGACTAAACCAAAAAACACAGGACGCACAGATTATTTTTGCAGGAATCCAAAGTATCGCCAATGCAACAATTCAGCATTATGAAATACTTGTCATTGATGAATGTCATCTTGTTGCACCCAATGAAGCAGGGCAGTATCACCAACTCATTAGCAACCTAAAAGAAGTTAATCCTGAGTTAAAGATTTTAGGACTAACCGCCACCCCATACCGCCTAGACAGTGGCTATTTGACCGAGTGGGACAAACCACTGTTTGAGCGTGTCGCGTATAAAATCGACGTGAAACTACTCATTAAACGCGGTTTTTTATGCCCTGTCGTGTCGAATGGTGGTGGTGTAAAAATAGACGTGAGCAAAGTTAAACACAAAGGCGGAGAGTTTTTAGACAGCGCGTTAGAATCGTTATACATGAGCAAAACGCCTGAGATTGTCGCTGATATTGTTAAAAAAGGCATTGACCGCAAAGCATGGTTAATTTTTTGCGTATCAATAGAACACGCCGAGCAAGTCACGACCGAGCTAATTAGTCACGGTGTCAATGCGGCTTGTTATCACTCACAAAGCGATAACGATTACATTTTAGATGACTTCGCAAATGGTCGACTAAAATGCCTTGTTAATGTAAATATACTCACGACAGGCTCAAACTTCCCCATCGCCGATATGTGCGTTTTGATTCGTGCTACTGAGTCAACCGCGCTTTATGTTCAAATTGTCGGGCGTGTTATGAGGTTGTACCCAAACAAAAAGAACGCGCTATTGTTGGATTATGGCTCTAATGTGCTGCGTCATGGCTGCATTGATGATGTAACAGTAAAAGCCAAAGGCGAAGGCACAGGCGAAGCACCAAGCAAACAATGCCCATCATGCGACACCATTCTACATGCCGCCGTCCGCGAATGCCCAGAGTGCGGCCATATCTTTGAGCGTGACCCCGAAGGCAATCTTGAGCTAAACGCTTTCGATGGTGCTGTATTATCAGACCAACGCAAAGTGCAACGTATTGACGTTGACAGAGTGAGCTTTAAGATACATAAAAAGAAAGATAAGCCTGACAGCATTAAAGTGACTTATCACTGCGGTTTGGCAGAGTATTATGAATGGCTAACGCCTGAGCATAGCGATTTTGGATTAAAGAAGACTAGGGATTTTTGCTTAAAGTTACTTAAAATGTCGTGTCAAACTCTTTCCCCTCAATTTTTTACAGGCTGTTTTTTTGCTGTTATTTCTGGAAAAGAATACCAGCACAATATAACCGCAATCGACATCCTTCCATCAAAATACACCGAAGTTAAAAAACGGTACTGGAGCAAAGCATGAACCATAAAGCAGAATATGAAGCCATTAAAAAACAATTGGCAGAATGTGAGAAGTCACTCAAGAATCGCTGTATTGAATGCGCCAATTACAACCCTAAAACACGCCAATGCCTAAAGCATGGCGATGTGCCGATTGAGTACGTTTATCAGAAAAATGACTGTCCAGATTGGGATTGGCTGCCTTTTAAAGATGTGGAGCTTTGACCACGTTAAAAAATAAAGCACCAATAAAAAAGCCACTGATTAAAGTGGCTTTTTTACGGCTAGGAATCCCCGACCCAAAACTAAGCAAGGTTACGCTTCGCATCGAGTGGCGTGCTTAGTTAGTAAAGCGATTTTACATCAATTAAAGCGTTTTGCAAATCAACTAAAATCACTTCTGCATCTTTTACGATAGTATCTAAAACCAAGTCTTTACTAACGACTTTCATTAACGATTCTATTTCGTCGCCGTCGCTAAAGTCTCCGCTGTACAGCATCTCTAAATCATACAAAGCCATGCTTACATCATTGAGATGAATAGCGAATGCTTTTTGCAATGGTGTCGTTGCACGTCTTTTTATTTCAATAACTGCATCATTCAAACGACTGTAAACATAGTCTAAACTTCCGCCGATCATAATAAATCCCCTTTATTCTTACGCTTATTTCTCAACGAGCGTTTATAATAATTTAACGCTGTTTGATAGTTTTGTAGTGCGTGTTTGCGACACCACGCCATAAAATCGTCATAATTCAACTTCATCATCGCGCAAACCTCGCGCAATGTGTAAAATCCGTCTTTGTATTTAATCAGCATTTCGACTCCACATAACTCATGTACTTATTCATAAAGTTAGCGAATTGTGAGTGCTGTCCCTTCACTATCACGCCGCTAACCAGCGTTACATCAAACGATACGCCATTGCTCATGCTAACGCACTGGACGCGCTGCAAATCAACGATCTCGTTGCTGATAAACGCAGTGCGTGGGCATAGCAGTACGCGCTCTAAAACGTCACTTGTTGTCATTTTTTAACTCATCCAAATATAAGCAATATTCTATTGCCTGTTGTTTTGTTATTTGTCTTCTAAACGCGCACGACTCCACGCGCTTATAGTTTAGGCCAAGACTTTCACATTGAGCCGACACGCTATTTAGAGCGATGATAACACGCACAGTGCGAGCATGATTCATAGCCGCCACCCAATCACCATGTTTATTATAATGTCGCGTGACAGTGCGCTCGTTGACGTTATGCTTCTTGCATTGCCGCCATAGTGCTAGTCTTTCGCCTTCAAACTCAAATATATTTTTCCATTTTGTTTCTAGCAAAGTGTCGTCAACTTTATAATAACCGCGACGTTTGCCACGTTGTTTAACTGATTCGACTTTAATGCCAAGCGTATCTGCAAGCTGTTTTAGTTTAGCTTTTTTATCCTGTTTAGCTTTCCAAAACTCATACGCACCTTCCATCGTGTCAAACATTTGACGAGCTTTAATGCTGCGTAATGTGTGGTAATTTGCCCCGAGTGATGCGTAGTGTTCTTGTATTTTCATTTTACCCCCGCTTATACTCTATTTTGTGTTTTTTAAGGTAAGCACACACGTTTGATGGTGACTTCTTTAACTGCAAAGCGATTGACCATAGCGGAAAACCTTCATCGGCCAACTTCTTCACATCTTCATAAACAAATGGAATATGCAAACGTATTGGCTTGCTAATGGCCTCGTCTAAAGTCATACCTTGGTTATGTACTCTGTTTTTAATAGTCCATGAGTTAATGCCCTTTAAATCCAGTTTAAGCCGTATATGTTCACTAACAACAACAGTACGAACAGGATTATTCAAAGCATCTTCTAAGCTCAATCCTCTGTTTAATCGTGATATAAC